CTCTTCATCCTTTCCATTGTCAAGGATATCATTCTGAGCAGATTGTTCACAGTCATAAAGACGCATCTTTGCTCTATCAATACCAATCACAAAACGTTTGTGAATGGTAGGGTCATTATATCGGTTCTTAAGTTGTTTTACAAGAATTTGTCCGAGACCTTCAAGTTCTTCGGTTGAAATCAAGGCAAACATCAAGTCAGCAGTCGCAGGTAGACCGAATGATTCTGAAGTATCAGTTAGTTCCACATCAGAAGAACCGTAACCAGAACGAGTTGTCTGAGTAGCACTTACGATTGGAACACTAAACTCCACAGCAAGACCACGGAGTTCTTCCGCAATTGCTTTCACGAATGTGTAAGAATTGATATTACTATTACCTTTATACCTACTGGAAGAACAGATATTCAAGTAGTCAATGAAGATAATATCAGGTTTGAATGATTTCTTCAGTGCAAGTTCATTCAGAAGAGACTTGAAGTGTCCTGCGTGAGCAGAAGCAGTTGGATACTCTTTGATAATCAGAGTTCCTTGAGTTTTCTTGGCAAGGTTATTTACCTTAGTTTCAAAGATATTCTTAGGAAGTTCTACAATATCTTGAATGGGAACATTCAGGAGGTTTGCATCAATTCTTTCAGCAATGCGTTCTTCTGCCATTTCCAACGTAATGTACAGAACGTTCCGCCCTTGGAGCAAGACGGAGCTAGCCACATGGCACATGAATAGAGACTTGCCGACACCCGTACCAGCAAGAGCGATGTTAAGAGTTTTGTTAGGGAGACCGCCTTTGGTAATTTTGTTAAAGTATTCAAGATCAAATTCAATTTTATCCTCCTTTTTATGATATGATTCGTATCTTTGTTCATAATCTTGTAGGTAATCATGTCCTACATGATTATCAAAACTAACGGCAAGAGCATCAGAAAGAATAGTTGGAATACTATCCCTATTTTTCTTTTCATCGTTACCATCAGCAATATGAATTGATTCCATCAGAGCAAGATAAATTGCTCTATCACGACACCACTTTTCTGTAGTGGTTAGCAACCAATTCATTTCAACAGGAACATCCTCCAAACATCCAATTAAATGGATAATCTCTTTAAATGATTGTTCAGAAATGTCCTTCCTATTTTCAACCTCAATACAAAGGACTTCTTTTGTTGTTGGTTTATTATATTCTTGAACAAAGGAAAGTATTTCTTCAAATACAATCTTTTGATTTGCATCTTCAAAATATTCAGATTTTAGAAATGGTATTACTTTTCTAATATAGTCTTCATTGTGTAAAAGGTTTCTAAGGATTAGAAACTCAACTTTCTCCATAACTAAATTCCTTACGTGCGATTTCGTCTAATTGTTGCATCACTTCTTCAGTGAAATATACCTCAGGTTCCTTTAGAATCTGCTTGGCGTAGATTTTCTTCCCATCAATCTCATAACGACCTGCAACATTCTTCCACAGACCACCAATCTCACCGAGTTCAAGTAGTCCGTAATATCTATCCAGACCGCGTGCATCATAAAAAAGACGAATCTCCACATCTTTATTTTCCTTACTCAAACGCGATTTAGCAGTCTTAGCCTTGATAATATTTCCGACCACTTCCGTTCCATCCTTCTCTTTCTTTTTGCTGAGATAAATGATCGTACTTGCTGCGTATTTGAGTCCAGAACCTCCCCCCATTTCTTTCGTTGGTACGTAAGCTCCGATGACATCGTATGTATGATTTGTGACAAGGAGTGGAACATTTGCTTGACCTAGTTTGAGTGTGAGCATTCGGAAAGCACCTTTAACAAGTTGAGATTTAGTCATATCCCTAACTTGCTTATCGTTAAGTGCATCAGTGATTTCCTTTTCTGTGGAAAGCATACCTAAAGAGTCTAGCACAAACATGCAAGGTTTGCGTTCTTCTACAGGTTTTTTTAAGTAAAGATCTACCGCTTTGAGTGCCTTTCCACGAAACTCTTCGATAGTAACAACATTAACAACAACCAGACGAGAAGTATCAATTCCACGAGATTCTACAAGTGATTTAGTGATAGCAGCCTCAGTATCAAAATAGAGACAATACCCATCGGGATTGGAATCAAGAAAATTCTTAACAACGGCGAGACTGAAGAAAGTTTTTCCAGTACTAGACTCTCCAGCAATAGCAGTAATCTTGTTCCCAGATACACCGCCAAATATGCTACCTGAAACCAGTGCATTAAAAACGTATGAACCCGTGTCAACATAAGTTTCTGTTTCGTCAATATCAGATGCTAGTTTGGTGTAATCATCACCAATTTCTTTTACAATATCTTTTAAGAAGTCCATCAGGAGAAAAATGATTCAAGGTTTGCGGTTTTTTCTACATTCCATCCAACAGCATCAAGAATAATCCTAAGAGGCTCTAGAAATGCTTTCCCAAATTGTAGATCATAATCAATGTATTTGTCAAGATTCAACTCCTTAGGAAAATCTTGAATGAATGAAATAACGTTTTCGTAGATAATATTTGGTTTTTTGAGGTAGACAAATTTGATTTTTTCTCCATTCTGAATGAGAGAATATTTGCCCGTCAATTTATTCTTCTTCACATAATAATTGAATAGAAGTGCTCCTCTAACATGAATGGGAGTTCCTTTAATATAAATGTCCGATGATGAAGTGTATTTACGCACATCAGATGCTGAACGAGGGAAAGCAATTTCCTCTGGAGGAAGAGTTTTAAACTTTGCTCTACACTTGTCAATAAAATTGATAACATCATCTTCAGTGCCGCTCATCATGATTTTAAAGGTTTCCTTTAACATGCTACGACATGGTGCGGGAGTAGAAGATTTAATTGCTTCAATGCCCTTGATTTTCAATTTAGGTTCTTCATACCTAACACCTTCACTATCCCACACACTGAGAATATATCTCTTCTTAGCAGTCCAAATTCCACGTTCCGCGATACACTCGCGTTTCATGATCATCTTTTGGTCATACGCATTCACATACTCAGCCAATTCTTGGTAAGAACTTTCAATATACTTTTCAAGTTCCATCTGACAGATCTTATCAAGGAACGAAACAATGCCCTCAGTAGTTTTCTCTCTTCCTTCGTATACACGGTCAACCAAAGGACCCATATTAATATAAAGAGAATCAGTATCTGAAGCAATAACATAGTCTTCACCATCAGTCTTCAAAATTTTATTCAGATAAGAATTCATAGAATTCATAATCCATTGAATTGAAACTTGTCCAGAAAGAGTGATTGCTTCCGCATTTGCTAACTTGAAATAACGAAAATACTGATTGCCAATAGCACCATAGGCAGAGTTAAGTTGAATCTTACGCGCCATCTGAATGTTATTGCATCGAGCAATCTCCTTTTCCAACTCTTTGGTTTTTTTCTTTTCATATTCTTGCTCTGCCGCAAGCATTTTCTTCTTGAAGATTACACGTTCATTGTAAATTTTCTCCATCAACTCAGGAAGAAACCCACGAACGTCCTTGCGGAACATTGCCCCATTCGCACAAACAGAATAATCTTTATACATCTCAAAAGTGAGATCCTTATTAAGAATTTTATCCACGTTTACTGATGGATGCTTTTCATCCATAAGAGTTTCTGGGGAAATATTATACTGCATGATTAAATGTGGATATAGTGAATTCAAGTCAAAACTCACGACCCAATCGTAAACCCCAGGAATTGGTTCCTTTACATAAGCACCAGCATATTTTTCTTCTTTTTCAGATCTGACTTTTGGTGGAATAACAATGTCTCTCTTTTTGAGGTAGTTGTAGATAATAGTATCCCACATCCTAACCTGAGAAAACACATCAGCATAATTAACCTTAGCGTCATATGCCATAGTCAATGCAAGTTCAATCAACTTCATCTTGTCTTCCATTCGGTCAACAAGTTCTACGTCAACGATGTTATATTCAACAAACTTCTGCCAACCTTTGGTATAGAAATCTTTGAAAGTATCAAACTCAGAGTGGTCTAGTTTTTTCTGGCCTAGTTCAACTTCAGCGATATAATCTAGACGATAAGACTCCTGTGCTTTGTAAGTGAACTTTTTATAGAGGTTGAGATAGTCAAGTTGAGTAATTCCACCAACATCATACGATGTATGCTTACGGCCAGAGATGTATATTTCACTTTCAGTCACAAGTCCCCATGGAGACATGCGCTTCATTAATTTCTCACCAAGAACTCGGTCAAGTCTCCTAACAAGATATGGAATATCATAAAGTTCAATATTCCATCCAGTCACAACTTCAGGCGCATTCTCTTCAATCATCCACCAATTGATAAAATCATTCAAAAGGTCATATTCTGTAGAAAATGAACGATAGATGACATTATCCTGCTTATTGTTGAATGGTCCTAATCCCCAGGTGCGAATTTGTTTGGTCGCATAATCCTGAATAGTAATCAGTAGAATTTCTTCAGATGCAGATTCTACATCTGGGAACCCGTTTTCAGATGCAACCTCAATATCAAGAGTAGTTACTTTAATTTTATTAATATCGAACTTAATTTCATCCTCAGAGTAAGTATCCGAAATATACTGGTAGATATAACCAGTATTACCATAGATCTTAAAATTTTCTACATTTTCATACTTTTTAATAAACTCGCGACATTCCCTAACAGTACCAGGTTTAATTTCTTCTACTGGGTCTCCACTCAAAGTTTTATACTTTGTATTTTTATTAGTAGGGACAAAAAGAGTCGGGTAAAACTTCTCACGGGTCATAAAGTGTTTACCACCTTCATAACCGCGAATCAAGAAGTGATCCCCGACCATTTGAACGTTTGTGTAAAATCGCAAACTCATTCTTTAATAAGATCCTCGTATTTTTCAAGTAGAGTAGGAGTTGGATCGGCAAGAGTGAGAATTTTGTCCGAACTCATCATAAATGTATTTTCTTTTGTGTATCCACAAAGAAATGGTTCCATTGTTTTGTCATTTCTAACGACAAATGGACTGACTAGTTTACAATCAGGTTCTCCAATATCAGCGCCTACTTCTTCAATCTGACTGATCAGAATCAGATTGTTCATCAGTGATAGTATTTTCGTCATTTTCTTTTCCATAGTTTAACACATCCGTTTGATAAATTTCCATAAGGTCTTCAAATGGTGTTACAATCGTAACAATCCAATCCATAGGAATCAATACATCCTCATCAGAAGAAAATGGAATCCATGGGAATAAATTGACACTTAAAGTTTTTTTAGCCGAGTTTGACTTAGAAAGAATACTTCTAGAAACAGGTGTTGTACCTTTAACTTCAACAACACAAGGTTTTGTTAGAATATACCCAATCATTCTTTCATCTTTAATCATCTCAGTTATATCTGAGATTACATATTCTCCAGATCTCAACAGTGCTAATCTTACAGACATAATAATCACATACCTCCCTAATATTATAGCAGAAAAAAAGGAGGAGTCAACCTGGATTTTGCCAGGTGCTCCTCGCGCCGACGATATTCAAAAGTATTTATCTTTTTCTTTTGAACTTACACACTTTCTTTCCGGGAAGCATAGCATAAGTTGTTGTTCCTGCCCAACCACACTTTGCTTTAGGTGGTTTTGCATCTGCACCAAAATCACCTTTCATTTCTTTTAAGATAGCATTAAATTCCTGGAAGGTTTTCATTTTTTATTTTTATTTATAGGTAATCTTTCCTCTTATGATGATCCGGAACAATCTTTTTCAAGTTGACAGAGAGGAGTCCGTCTTCAAAGGATACATCTGCGACTTCTGTATCATCTGCCATTGTCCATGCTCTTTTGAAAGATCGTTGAGCCAATCCCTTATGGACGTAGTTGGTATCGGATTCTTTATCCTCCTTTTGTCCTTCGACAAAGAGTTTTCCATCTTGTGTATAGACATAGACTTCTTTCTTTTTAAATCCCGCAAGTGCAAGTTCAAGTCGTGATTCTACGTTACTTACTTGAACAAGGTTATATGGGGGATAGTTGGAAGTTGTTTCATGTAGATGAAACAGACGATCAAAATATTCATCCATACCGATGCTATTACGAGTAATCCTTTCCATAAGGGCAGGAAGATCCGAAGCAGTATACCTTGTGAGGTTGTTCATTATAGTAGCTCCTTTAAAAGCGAGTTTGTGTTTTGCGGACCCTTACGGCATCCAATACTAATTATACAAGAAACGAAAAAAAGAGGTATCGGTAAAACCGAACCTCTTTTTATGGTGTTCCGACTTTTGTAGAGTGCCGCACGAATGGCACAAGACTATTTATTCGGTTTCCACCCCTTTTCCTTTCTTACCAATATTATATTTCTGTTCCAGAATCCAATCACCCTTGTCCTTATATGAAAGAACTTTGATTTGATTGAGTGGTGCAATATCTGCAACAGAATCTTCTTTCACAACAGTAATAAGTCCCCAATCAGCAAGAAGACGTGCAATACGATTGCGGCGCTGAACATCATTTACTGTAAGATTTGCATGTTTGCCATCAAGAGCAAACAATTCCTTAAAATGAACGATAAAATATCTACCTTGCTTATGTAAAATATGGCAAGATTGATAAAGTTTTTTCTCCTTTCTTGATGCAACTCCGATTCGGGTCAAAGTTTCACGGACTTTCAGAAAGTCATCAGGTTCATTAAGAATTACCTCAACCATTTGGTCCTGAGACCAATTTACAGTGGGTTCTACCGTAGTAGTCATTTTGATCCTCCAATATCAAGTCGTTTTTTAATAAAGTTAATTTGTTCTTTTGTCAGGATTTTCAGTGCTTGAGATGCCTTTTCATTACTATAACCATAGTATTGTTTTATACATTCTAAGTCTTTGATTTTATCCTTACGGAGCCAGGGAGAAAATCTCTTCCTTTTCCTAAGACTATTTAGATAAAAAGAATATTGCATGTCTTTATCAAGATGATGATTCATGTTCATTTCATTAGCAAAAAGAACTGAATCAATCTGTCCCGATAAGCACTTGTTGATAATAAAGGCAGGATATTCTTTAATATCCTCAGACAAATCTTCTTTAGTAAAATTAATTGAGTTTAACCAATCCTTAAGTTCCATCATCGTATAATTTGAATTTCATCATCATCTGTCCAAAGTTCAACTTTAGTTCTGAACCTATTCTCTTCTTTAAGTTTTTCATAACGCTTGGTTGCTTTTTTCTTCCACCAAGAAACGATATTTTCCAAATGATACTTATCCCAATTTGGACCACGAATAAGTTCTTCTTGTTCCCCAAGAATTACTTCACGGACATTTGAATATCCATACTCACAGATATAAAATCTTTTCTTTTGTGTGAGGGAAAATGCAGTATTAATTACACTATTAAACTCGGAAAGTTTTGCTTTATCTTGTAGTGAATTGCGAATAATAGAAATCATCTTTGTCTGCCGCTTCATCTTCTTTGAAGACGCTTTGTTATCAGTAAGAGGAGTATTGTTATTAAGAAGAGTAAATCTATCATGAAGAGTATGAAATGCTTCGTCGTGAAGAAGAGGAAGAAACTTACTTTCAGTTAGTCCTTTGTATCTCATAAATGGTTTAAGACCATCATACTGTGATGCATCTGTTGTTGATCCATATAGAGATGTGGTTTCAAATAAAGCAATATCCTTCTCAAATACTTCATTGAGAGTTTCTCTCGCATAATGAGAGCAACAAAGAAGTGCAAGAAGTTTTCCGCCAAGATAGTTGTACCCAAAAGGTTGCGAGGGAACAATTACGAAACCCATCGCAGCATGTCTATTAAAAATGGAAAGATTAGGAACTTTACCCAACCATTCATTTCTTGGTTTCGAGTTAATGGTAGGAGAACCAAAACGAATAAACCCGATAACTTTCTTGGTGTTCTTCTCAAATACCATCCAACGAAGTTCTCTTCCAGGAATATTTGATTCATTATTATGGGAAGATACTACCTTAAGAAGATTATTATAATGTTCTTGCGGTAAAGATTGTTGGAATCTATCCCCAATAAACTTAATATCAAACTCCATATCTTCAGGATGAATATCTTCATTGAAAAACTCATCATGAAGTGGAGCGAGAGTATTAGTTCCCCGAATAACTTCTTTCTTCACAAAACGCAAATAGTCTTCAATATTTCCCATTTGCGAGAAATACTTGATAAACTCATCTGCTGCCCACTGAGCATCTTGTTCAGAAATAATCATCATCAAACAATTAACTTTTTGCTTGGCGCTTTAATCACAGAAAACATTTGCTGATATTGCTCATCAATCTGCTCCTGTGCTTCCGAAATATAAACGACATATGATTTAGAAATTTCCAAATCTACATCTTTATCCTTCAATAGAGGAGACCAAGGAGCAAATCCCATCTGACCATTTCCGGCAGGAATAGCAACAATAGGATTGCGAATAACAATCTTGTCTTCCAAATCTCCAACTTGGTCGGCAATAACGTCTTCACCAGACCACATACGAATTAGTTTTACATTCATTTTTCTTTTCCTTTATTTAAATTCACATTCACACATAACTTCGGTTAGTGCTGCTAAGAGGTTAATTTCTTGGTCAGCAACGAACGCACATTGGTATTGATACTTAGCAATAACAAGAACGGCAGCAGGAATAGAGGCGGGCATAAGAGAATCATAACAGGCGTCATAAACCCTGCGGAGAACGAGAGTAGAATCGTTGTCCAAGTTGGAGACCACCCACTTCCTGACTTCCGTGAAGTTCTTTTCCTTGAGATGTTTGATGAGCTCATTTACGGATACATCAGAGAACGAAGCGAGAATACCAGAATCAATTTTACCTCCAGTAGAATACCTTTGGCATTCGTTGAGGACTCGGCGGAAATCTGGAAAGTGTTTTGATACCAGTTCTGCAACGACTTTTTCATCATACTCAATCTTTTCCGCATCCAAGATTGATTGAAGTCGTTGAAAGAAACTACCTGCAAGTTGAACTCTTTGCTTCCCTTTGATGGTGAAATCGATGACTGCACATCGGGAGTGAAGAGGTTCAATAATCTTGTTCTTGTAGTTGCAGGTGAAGATGAATCGGCAATTGTTATAAAATGCCTCAATATTCGCCCGTAGTAGGAGTTGAACATCACTACCGGTATTGTCTGCTTCGTCAATAATAATTACTTTATGTCTATCGTTTCCTTGAAGTGATACTGTTGAAGCAAAATTCTTTGCTTGATTACGCACAGTATCCAAGAAACGCCCTTCATCAGACCCGTTAATTACATAATAATCTGCACCAAGTTGTTCGCATAGTGCTTTCGCAATCGTAGTTTTTCCAATACCAGGAGGACCAGAAAGAAGAAGGTTAGGAATTTCTCCCTTTTCAATAAAATCCAAAAAAGTTTTTTTAGTGTCCTCGGGAAGGATACAATCCTCTACCTTTTTTGGTCTCCACTTTTCCACCCACAAAAAATTGTCACTCATCAATAAACTCCATTCAATACATTCCAAATACTTCTTTGACTTTTTCCCATAATATCAGCAATCTGTCTTTGCGACAATCCCTGATTGGAAAGATTAACAATTTCTTCCTTTACTTCACTCTCCATTTGAACAACTGCTTTTCTTGGATTTGATTTTCCAATTTGAGACCTTCTTGTGTTTTCTGAACGAGGCAACCATCTTAAGTTTTCAACTTTGTTGTTGGTTTTATTCTCATCAATATGGTCTATACACCAATCTCTACCTTTTGGCCTTGGTTCTCCCCAACATTCTACCACAAGTTGATGAAGTCGTTTTTCACGAACTACAACATATCCATCTCTTTTATCAACTCTTCCAATAGGTTTTACATTTAGAATTTTACCACAAGCACTTACATAAATGTCTGGATAAGTTTTTGATTGTTTGTAGGTAATTCCATCGAGTTCCATTAGAAGAGTAATAACTATTATTATTTATAACCAAACGACATTTGGTGTAGTTTGGAATAATTACTCAACATAATGGTAAATTGGTTGTTTGTATTTTCTCAATAGTTGTATTGCTTCTTGTGCTTCTTCAAGTGTTTGAATATGGGCATTTGAGTGGAGGTTATATTCTTGTGTAAGAAGATTGTATTTTTGAATTATGAAATAAGGTTTCATAGTATCCACATTAAGTTTCTCTACAATTCGGTAGTCATAAACTTTCATAATCAAATCCAATCAGGTTTTCTTTGCGGCATACGAAGATAGTTTTCAGACACCCAAGGTTTGGATGAGATATATCTTTTGTATGCTTCAAATGTATCAATGGTGTCGTCAAACTTCCATTCCTCAGGCATCGCACGAGCAAATGGAGTCACTTCTGTAATCTTACCTTTGGGAAACAAATAGTATGCATCCACTAGAGTTTTATAACAGGAGTGAGTTTTATTATACCGCAGGCAGTATTCATCAGACAAGTTCAATCCCCACTTGATTAACCAGTAGGCATTATGGATACTCTCCAGTGCCCACTTGGTGCAGGGATGATTGCGGAATGCTCCTTTCTCGGTCTTGTAGGGGGTTCCATCCGCCTTAGGGAGAGTGCCGTATCCGTGTCCCCACTTCTCTGATGCCACGATAGAAAGCATTTGACAGCACTCTAAGGGCATCTTAACGACGTGTTTGTCGGGAAGGCAAATAGCACTCTCAGCAGGCCAAGGGGAAGTGACAAAGATGTTCATCAACCAAAAGTAGAATCAGGCTCCAGAGCAATATAATAAGTCACATCAAACCCAGTATTCTTGAATCGTGACAGAAGTTTACTTGAGATGACAACCTCATAATTCCCAGGAATAATCTTGATGTTTTCTACCTTGAAGTTGAAAGTGAATACCTCATCAGTTTCACCAACAACCACAGAGAAATCATTGGATGTATCGTTCTTCTTATCACGAACAACGAGTTTCACCACACCTGCTTCACCAACCACAGACAGGTCAGGAAGTTGATAAACAGCAGCAGCCTTAAGCAGTTTATCGAGTTCTTTGGTATCAAGAATGAAACAAACATCTTCACTCGGTAGAGAAATAGATTTATCGGGGGGAGTAATGATTACGTTTGGATCTGCAAAGAAATACTTGGAACGAGACTTACCCTCTTTGATAACGACATATCCATCGTTCTGGAAATCAAGTTCAGCATTATGGTGAAGATTTAGACCATTCAAAAATTGATTCAAATCATAGATACCAAAATCCTTGGGAAGTTCTTCCTCAATAGTTGCCTCAGCAAGAATATTTTTCATCACAGAAATAGTGCGAAGACTATTCCCCTCCTTAAAAAGAATGGACTGATTGATAGAAGAGAAATTCTTCAGAAGAGTCAGAGTTTTGTCAGAGAGTTTCATAGTTTTGTCGGAGAGTTTCATAATAATCAGCGAAATTCGGTCAGACCATTGTCTTGACGAGTATAATGCCCATCAAAGTGGAGCAGAAGCATAGCATAGTGAATTACTTTAAGCAAGTCACGCTTGTTGCGCCCATCCTTATCACCATAGCGACTTCCATACTTTAGGATGTTTGCCTGACAGAAACCAGGAGCAAGGTCCTTTGCAGCCATCAGATCAATCGTTTGGATGTCGCTGTATTCTTGATTGTGACCACAGTAGTGACTCCCATAAGTTCCAGTCACATAATCCTCAATATCCTTAAGGATTTTATCTTCGTTGTATTTCCAAAGATGATTTGTTGTTTCGGGCATAGTAATAGTAAAGGTTGATTCAATCATAAAAAGAGGGAAGGCACTTTTTACCTCCCCATATTATATCAGAAAGGAGTGTCCTGCGCAACCTCAGTCTGTTCTGTGGGCATTTGGAAATCAGCATCTACCTTGTCATAGAGTTCCAAGAATGCCTGTTTGGTTTCATCATCAAAACGATTTACGCAAACTTGAATTGCCTTTGCCTTATCTTGGAAAATGCTGTAAGCACGGATGATGTGAACCAGACGACGGGTGCTGATAATTTCTTCAATACCTCCATCATAGAATGTCTTGCGAATAATATCAGACCAATCTACAAGACGCTTACAGAACTCACGGTCTTCCACTCCAAGGTCCAGAGCAACACCCTCAAGGATTTTCTGCTCAGTCGCAGGAGCAGGATAGGTTTGCTCAAAGGTCACAGGGAAACGCTCAAGGAATGCTTCATTGAGCACGTTGGTGCCAATGAAACGTCCATCATCAGAACCCTTACCCTTGGTGTTGGCGGTGGCAATTACATTGAAACCAGCAGCGGGTTTTACCCACCGACCAATCTTCTTCAGGAAGACACCCTTTCCTTCAAGGATGGATTGGAGACACAGAATTTTGTTGCTAGCGAGGTCGATTTCGTCAAGAAGCAGGATTGCTCCTCGCTCCAGTGCCTCAATGACGGGACCGTTGTGCCAAGCAGTATTCCCATCAACAAGGCGGAAACCCCCGATAAGGTCGTCTTCATCAGTTTCAATGGTAATGTTTACACGGATTAGTTCGCGCTTCAGTTGAGAACACGCTTGCTCCACAGAGAACGTTTTGCCATTACCCGAAAGACCCGTAATGAACGTAGGATAGAATAGGCTGGACTGAATAATTTTCTTAATATCGTTGAAATTACCAAACTTGACGAAGGTATCATCTTTATCAGGAATAAGGTTTTGTTCTACAGGAGGAACCACAGCAGGTGCTAGAAAAGTGCGTTCAATTTCTTCTACTTTTTGTTGGGTCACTTCAAGATTCCATTTGCCACGACCAACTTTAAAATTCTCAAGTTTTTTTGTAATAGTTTGATAATTAGAATCATTCAAAGAACACCACGCACGAATATCAGCACCAGTAACAACGTTACCGTAAAGTGATTGCAGAGAAGTGCGGATGTAATCTGAGGATAGTGTCATGGTTGTTTTGTTTTGACTCTGTTATTATAGAGCAAAAAGGGGTTCCCAAGAACCCCCAGTGGTCAGTTTACCAACTGGTTCCTCAGTTGATCTAGGTATTCACTCGTAACAATCCTCCATGTGTATCCTGGATAGTATTTTTCAACTAATGTGGGAATGCCTAAAGCGGTAGTTACACTACTACAAATAATCCAAACTTCTTTGGTATCGTATTTTACTACGTGTTCAAAAGGAAATTTCTGTTTCATGCTACCAAGGAAATAAACTCACCAAGAACTTTCTTATTTAGTTTTTTGGTCTTCAGAGATTTCACAAATGCAGATTTAATTTGTGACTTGGTAGCATCCTCAGCAACCTCAAACTCAGAATCCTGAGCAAGGGCAGTTGCAGACATTCCGAAGTATGCATCATATCCAGAGTTGGTAATAGTGAAACTGCGGAGCTTCTTCCAATCATTCTGGATTTTTTCATACTGCTTATCAAGTTGAGAATGATATAGCTGGATAAAACGACTTGCATTACGACTTTCAAGAACACGAATTCCAATAAAGTTTGCGGAAGAAAACTTATCCTTTAGATTGCGAAGGAGAGTATCAGTGAATCCGTGATATCCATAATCAACTTTATAAGTAGTTCCAAGTTTTCGGTCACGTAGGAATGTGATACCAGGATAAACATAACCACTTCCGAGAATAGGTTCTTTTGAATAAGAACGACGCACTTCTTTATGATAGGTGAGTTGATTCGCCTCACCATCAGTCAAAACAATACACTGAACTTTCTGAAGTTTGTTTTCCTTTTGAAACTTAGGAAGAATCTGGTGAAGACAAATGAGAGATTCATTCAAAGGAGTTCCGGAAAGACTCAAACGATTGGGATAAGTATAAGAACAATGGTATCCTTTACCAAAACAATAAGCAAGACGCCAGATATTCAAAAGTTGACGCTCTATTTCTTTACCAGAAACTTTACTGGTTAGAATATTCATCATAGAGAAAGATTCATCTACAATCAGCAAACTTTCTTTCTTTTCATAATGAGGAGTGCGGTCAACGGCAATATACTTATCATTTTCATAGTCATACTCACCACGACGCCATTCATTTGTAAAAGCATAAACCTCAAAAGGAATAGAAACCTTCTTACAGAACCACACAAGATTGAAGAGTTGCTTGCAAGTGTCTACTATAACATCAGACATAGATCCGCTCCAGTCTAAAACAAATACTAGTCCATGATTCTTACCATCAGGAATTACAGAAACCTTTTTGAAAAGATCCTCATTGTATTTGTAGGTGTGAAGGCGAGTGGTGTCAAGAACACCAGTACGAGCAGTTGATGCACGAGCATACTGATCTGCTGCCTTGCGACACTCAAACTCTTTTATGAGATAGTTAACTTCTTTTTGGGCAGAAGACTTGAACTTACTAAACTCAAGATCGGATTCCTTATAAAGATTTGCTGGAGTAATTTTTTTCTCCTCTGCCCACTCATTATGAATTTTTTGCTGATGGGCAAAAGAATAATCAATCTCTTTGTGAACCTCAAGGTTCTTAGCAACTACCGTGTCTAGGTTCAGTTGGGGAACTTCAACATAAGTATTTTCATAATCATCATTTCCAACAAGGTCACGAATTTTTTCTTCTAAGGAATCTACAGTTTTAACTTCAGGGTCATCTTGTTCACCACCAGACTTTACTTGAGTTTGATCTCCCTGAGCAGTTCCACCATATGAACCTTCATCATCTTTAGGTTGAGAACTATCATTCTCACCATCTTGCTCAGAAGGGAAGTTATTATTCTCCACAATTTCGTTAGCAGGAGACTGTGAATTACCTTGAATCTCATGAGAATCAAAGTCAGCAACCTTTTGTTCCTGTTTCTTTTCTTTCTTACAATATTTGTATAGTTCTTCTGCAGCAATCAGAACATCCGCAAAACTTTCAGATGCAGCAACCAAATTGATGATTTCTTTTTCTTCTACACTAAAGTCTAAGTTGATAAAATTACCAATCTTAAAGTAAAGATTAGCACGGTCAGCAAGATTGAAGGTGGAAATATCATCATCAGCAATCTGAAAGAAATCTTCTTCGTTCAGTTCCTTATATCCATTAAAGAAAGTCTTGGCAAGTCCAGCATACTTACGCTTCATCAGTTTCTCAACCCGAGCATCCTCAACCACATTCACAAACTGAGGAGGAACTTTTACTTGTTCAGTCCAATCCTCATCGGGGGTGAATAGTGCGTGTCCAACTTCATGGCCCACTAGGAGGTCATATACAAGGTTGCTTGCTTTCTCCCATAGAGGAAGAGTCAACACACGAGTATGGACATTAAAACAAGCAGTAGAAACCTTCTTGTGCTCAACCACCAAATCCTCAGTAGCAAGCAGTTTGGCAAGTTGAGATTTGATTTCGTGGCGGATTGGCATTGGGTTGGATTCGTATGACCCTATTATACTAAAAAAGAGGGTCTTAAAACCCTCCGGTGGCCAGTTTAGAAAGTGGATTAGACCACCATATGCGAAAAACCTTTGACTTTCTCGAATCGGATGACGCTTTCGAATCTATCCTCTAGTCCAGTCTTATGGGAGATAACAAAGATATTTGCATCTTTAATTACATAACGGATAATCTTAAGGAACTCTTCTGTCCCAAATCCATCAAGTGAAGAATCAAACACCTCATCCATAATTAGAAGATTTGTATTGACTGAGTTCTTCATTCTTGCAACTTCCCTCCAAGTGAAAAGAAGTGCCAGGTCGATTCTCATCTTTTCTCCTTCACTAAAGGAAGCATATGAGAAATCTTCGTGAATTGGTGACCGGACGGTTTCGTTAAACTCCTCATCAAGAGTAAAGTTAATATAGAAGTCCATCATTTGCAAGTAGCGATTAACTTGCTGATTGATGAGTGGCAAATACTTCTTGATGATTTTGGATTTTACTCCACCGTCTTTGAGCAAACTATACGAAAAATCGTAATAGTTGATTGTGTCTTTTTTAGAAGCGAGGTCGTCGTATGTAGTTTTTAAATTCTCTTTAAAGGATTCTAACTTCTCATGCTCAGAATTTCGATTTGCAAGTTGTTCGGCAATTCTTTGAATTTCCGATTCCAGACTTCTGATTTGTCTTTGGCATCCAGAAATCTTAACATTGTTTTGAGAAATGTCATTCGTTAATTTTGAAATCTCCTTTGATAGAGTATTGAATTGACGCTCTCGCTTCTCTTCCTCTTTAATTGCCTCCTCCAGTTCTTTATAACCAGATTGCAACTCTTTTGCTTTATCTTGAGCGTCGTTGATCCTATTTATTCTGAACTCCTCATCGATAGGTTGAGTACAAGTAGGGCATACCGTATTCTCAGTGAAGAACTTATGTTCTTTAGTAATAGTAGATACCTTTTGGGATATCTTCCCTTTTAAGTTTCCTAACTTACGAAGTTTCTCAGCATATCCAGTAATTGCCTCCTGCTCATTAATGAGTTCCTGAAGAGGTTCTTCTAAAGAACTATTCTCACTCATATACTGTTCAATTTCCTTATCTAAATCAGAAATTTTCAGATTATTATTATTGATATTATCCTTTCCACGATTTTCAAGTTCTTCAATAAAGTCTTTTTGCATTTGGACTTTATCGTTAAGAGACTCTTTCTTCAGTTCAAGAGTTTTAATTTCATCTTTAAGTAAACGAATCTTGTCCTTAATTACAACGTTCATTGAAGAAAAGATCTTAATGTCCAATAAATCTTCAATTACTTCTCTGCGATGTGCAGCAGAAAGTTGCATAAAAGGTACGAAAGTACTAGAACCCAGAATCACAATTTGAGTAAAAGACTTATAGTTCATCTTCAGAACATTTTGTTCCAACCACTTTTGCTGGTCTAAAGAAGCGGAAGATTGGTCAAGAAGTTTGTCATCTCTCCAAATTTCAAATACTGTGGGTTTAATTCCCCTTATAACTTTCCAATTTACTTTACCAATAGAAAACTCAACTTCAACTCTACAGTCCTTATCGTTCACTGAATTGATAAGTTGTGGTTTATTGATTTTGCGAAATGGTTTACCAAATAAAGAAAAACACAAAGCATCTAATACGGTGCTTTTTCCAGCACCATTGGTTCCAATAATTAGATTTGTATTGTTTTTGGTAAAATCAAGTTCAGTAAATTGTTGACCTGTACTTAGAAAATTACGCCACTTTATAGTTTTAAATAAAATCATGTTCAATGTCTGGAGGAATTACAATATCATCAGGAGTTATTACAGCATACTGATATCCATGCAGTTCACATGTTTTTATAATTACATCATCTTCAATTTC